CTGGAATATCTCCTACACTTTTATTTATATCTTTAATAGTTTCTTGTTCAACACCGATAAGAGCTAGAGGATCAGCAGTAGTAAGGGGTCTTTGAAGCACTTGTCCTTGATCATCCAAAGTGTCGTATCTTTGTTTGTTTAGTTTATCAGCCAAGCCTATAAGCCCAGTTCGATTTAAAGAATCTAATCTACGCAAATAATCTGCATTTCTTTGATAAAAGTCTTTATCTTTATATTCTTTTTCTATTATAAAATTTTCGTTCATATTTTAGCTTGTCTCTACTCCAAATAGATTGAAGCTGAAGTCACCGCTACTGGCATAAACTTTAACTACATCGGTTTGATTTAAACAGAGTCCTATCACTACTGTTCTGGTTGTTGTTGCGGCCACATCTTCATCGTAAAAAATAAACTGTTTGTTATCTGCTCCTGCGCCAGCGACATGAATGCTGACTCTGAACGTACCCCCAGATCCACCACGATTACACGCAACCAAACTACTCACTGTTGTTTGAGTCAGATCTGGTGCTGTGTACAACGTAGTTGTTGTGGTGGCACTGGGAGCAACTTGCCCTAGAACTTTTATAACGTCCGTCACGAAGCCCCCATTAGAAGGAATTGAAACCTTCTCATAGCTAGAGAGCCTCTCTTATCTCCTTGTGTCTTAGCCAGATCAACATCCGTTTCTAATTGATCTAGTGCAAATTCTACTGTTCTTCTGGTAATCGCTTCGTTCTGATTGTCATAGTCAGGCAAAGGGACAGGTAAAGGGTTTCTTCTGACTTCTGCCATTATCTTCTACCGTCCTGTCTCATGCCGAATCTAAATCCACCGAGTCTCCAGCCGTAGTCAGATCCTGTGGATTCTAGCCTTAGAACCGTGTGTCTTGCCCTTGCTCTGATGTTTGATTGCTTGGTTGACGGAGTAATTGTTGCTGTAGCTAGAGAGCTAGGTGTTTCAAGGGGATAGTTGCTACCTTTTATTGTCATGTCAACAGTAGGACTACCATCGCCACTAAACGAGAAGTCAGGCAATACTCTGTCAATCATCATAAATCTTTCGCCATCGCCTATCTCAAGATCGCCAGACTCTATAAATGCTGTCATAGGAGAGCCATCGTCATCATGTCCTACTTCGTGATTAAACACATAGTTATCGTTGGTGTTTGTGATAACAGAAGAAGCAACAGGGTTTTCTAATACGCCAGAATCTAGCCATGCGCCTCTGCCTAATGTACCTACTGCCCAAAGATTCTCATTGTAGTTGTAGCTAACATAATTGGTAACTTCTGTTGTACCTGTGCCAACTGGGTAGAACCAGATAATCTCGCTGAACGCATTATTCTCAGCCGCAAATACTTTATATGCTTGGCTGACGTTTAGATTAGAAAGAACAAAGTCTTGCACTGAGCAAGATATCTGCTGTACTGCACCGTTGTAAACATAGAACCCTGTTTTATCCATAAAATACACGTTACCCCTAGCATTGACTGCCGCATTGGGGGAGATCATAGACATATCTGAGCTAATGGTTGTGAACTGGAATATAAACGGTGCGCCTACAAATCGCATTGAATGCACCGATACGTCTGTCCAGATAAGTATTTCCTGTCTTGTTTGCAACGCCCCTACTATCTGGCTACCAGAATTTATTCTAACTCCTCCTGCCGTGTTGGTTGCTGTAGGAGTCCAGTTAGTAATTGATTCTTGATCTGACCACCTTACAAACAAGGGGTCTTGATTGGCAGATCCTATTGGGTTTGCACCAAAGGCAACGACATGCTGGTCATTGTCAGAAACAAGTATTTGAGCAGAGATTGTAGGGCAGTTAGATGCTCCTCCTAACTCGGTAATATTAACGGCTCTTGCTGTCAAACCGCCTGACTCATCCCAATAAAATATACCACCATTTCTAACATTGAACACAAGGTCTTCGCCAAAGTTGTCTTGGCTAAATAATCTTAGTTGCCCTGAAACATTTAATGCAGAGCCGCCGCCCCATGTTCCATCTCCCCAAGGGTTTGCTCCCCAACCAGCCGCTGATACATAGTCATTAAGGCCAGTATTAATCTGATATGCGCCTACCGTTGAGCCACCACCATTTCCTGTGTCACTGCTATTAGCTGTAACCGTAGTGCCTGATGAGTCTTTCGCAGTGATAGTGAACGCATTTGCACTTGTTACACTAGCAACTTGATATTCTTGATTTAAAACTGTGGTGTTTATATTGCCGCCTAGCGTAGCGGCTCCTGAGAAAGTTACAAAATCATTCTGCACTGCACCATGACCTGTATCTGTAACGGTTATAGTCGATGACCCATTTGTTGCTGAAAAGGTTACGTCACCAGCAGATGTTGTTTCTCTCAATGGAGTGATATCGTTTGGGCTGATACCTTCCATTACATAGAACTTTAGGTTTGTTCCAAGACCAACATACTTGATTGCTTCAAGAGAAGCCCAAGCAAAGATAGATCTGCAAACGCCAAGGAAGGCGGTATTGTTAAACTTCGTCCAACCACCTATTTTTTCTGGCCTGCCTTTTCTGAATCTAATTTTATCAGAATCAAACCATCCAGAATCTGCGGTGTATTCCGTTCCTTCTTTGTCTACACCTGGCGCAAATTGTATTTTCTGTAACGGCATTTAGAATCTCATTCCAGAAAAGTTAGGTATCATTCCACCACCAATTCCATATAAGCCGCCTATACCCATGCTATAAGGATTAAATCCTCCTTGACGGATCTGATCTATTGCCGCTCTTTGCTCTGGAGTTAAGTTATCTAAATAAGGATTTCCTCCAGCAAGCATTTCTGATCCAGATGCAGGAGGTGGTGCTGATTCTCCAGCAGGAGGTTGGTCGGCAGGCGGTTGGTCAGCAGGCGGTTGGTCAGCAGGAGGTGTGTTTTGTTCAGCTTCTCTTCTTGCTAATTCTGCTGAATATTCTGCGTTGCTTACCGCACCGTCACCATCTGTGTCAAACCCTTGAGATATAGCATAGTCTTGTTGTCCTACAGCTTGCTCTCTAGTTTTGCCTTGATCAGCCATAACTTGTGCTAGTCTTCTTTCATAAGGTGTTTGATTTCCTTGAAACTGAGCTAGTTGTTCTTCGCCTGGAGTGTTTTGTCTTCCTCCTGCTACAGTTGTAGTGCCACCTAAAGTAACTGGATTGCCTGCGGCATCTGTTAAACCAAAGGCTTCTCCTATTCTTCTGTAATAACCTGTGCCAATTAGATCTTTAAATCTAGGATCTAGCGTTCCTTCTTGATCTTGTATGATTGCATTAAACGCATCTCTTGCTTCTTGCTCTGTGAAGCCTTGCTCTGCAAGTATGGTTCTTTGAAGATTAGTCAAGTTGTCTGTTGGAGCCGTATCTGCTGGAGGTGTTCCTCCTGTTGGTGGTGGAGCTTCTCCTGTTGGAGGGGTTCCTGTTGGAGGCACTTCTCCTCCTGCTGGAGGCATCCCTTGATCTGGAGGCATCTGCCCACCTTTACCTGGCATTCCTGGCATTCTGCCGCCTTTTCCTGGCATACCTGGCATAGGCATTCTGCCTCCTTTACCGCCAGGAGATGGCATGGGGTACGGCATAGGATAAGGAGAACCCATGTTGCCGCCTCTAAATCTGTCTAGCATTCCTAATGTAGAATAAGGTCTGTAAGTATTTCTAAAGCTACTTTGAGGCCCACCAAGAGATTGTATTAGGTTCTGCGTTAGCATAGGAGAACCATAACCTGGATCTCTAAATGGGATATTGGTTGGCATCACTTGCCCCATTCCACCGCCTCTTAGAGAGTCCATGTAGTATGGGTTGCGATAAGGGCTTGGTCTTCTAGGAGGGAATGGAGCCATATATCCACCTCCAAAGCCACCGCCAAAACCACCACCAAATCCTCCATCGTAAGGGCCACGATACCTCATGTCGCTTATTATTGGATTTCCACCAGAGCCACCGCCAAAGCCGCCAAAGCCACCACCATAAGGGTTAGAGTTCATTCTTCTGTACATTTCAGGATCATTACTTGGCAAAATCATTTCTTATCTCCTAATCATCTCTGTCTGCCAATGCAAGCATTCGCAACCTTAACCTTTTGCTTCTTTCTGGAGTCTGTCGGCTCCACCTACTATCATGCATCTCTAGTGCAACCTGTCCCCAAGCTTGATCTTCTATTGCTTGGTTCATGTGTTTAAACTTACTAAGGCCAGTTGGCCCCATCTGAAAGCACATGTTTACAAGTACATGCTGGGCTTCTTGAGGAAGCTTTTCCCAGTTGTCATATATTCTTCTGCAACCGTCAATAGCAATCTGCACATCCTCTTGAAACAACTCGTAGCACCTATGCTCTGTGATGCAGTCTTCTTCTGGCGCACCGTCATAAGCATTCTTAATGGGTAGATTAATTTCTGGGTCAGTGTTGAGAATCTTATGCCCTATGCCTATAGTGGCATAGCCTTCTGTACAAAGGTAAGGATGAAGCACCTTTCCTTCGTCACTGGCTATTTCGTCATAAAGAACTTTTACATCTACCGTCATGCGTACTTACCAATCAAGTAACCAATTATAAAAACTATTGCTATTTCCATTATTTTTTAAAACTCTGAAAGCCAAAGAAAGCCGCTATCAAGCCTGAAACAGAGATAAAATACACTGACGCTATATCTCCTAGTATAGAAGCCGCCTGATCTAAGTTTAGAAAGGATGTGATCACAATACCAGAGGGGTATAGCAACATACCAAACAAAGCAAACCAACACATGTTTTTTTGTGCTTCAGCTTTTTCATTAGCAATTTCAAGGGCTTGCAATCTCTCCGTTGTTTTTAACTCGTCATCAGTAACAACTCCATCGCCATCACTGTCGTATTTCTCGTACTCACTACCTGGTTCTAGCTCTTTGTTCACTTCTCTCTACTTACCTTTTGTGTTTTTTCTACAGTTCTCATAGCTCCTAAACCAAGCATACCGAGCAACACAGGCATCATGGCTGACATATCAAGGCTAGGAACCTCAACGTTCATCTCAGCCAGCAACAAACCAAAGTTAGCCATAGGTATGAGTATGTAGTTTGAGAGCAAGGCAACACAGCATGTCCATCCCACGGCAGGCCGCCACCCGGCTACGAACATACTCTTGCTTGCAGCTTCTACTTTGTTAACTTCTAGCTGACCTTTTGCAAGCTCTTGTGCGTGTCGCTCTGACATCGTTGCAATTTCATGGGCAAGGGCGTTTTTCTGGTCTTTATCTTCGATAAACTTATCTAACAGTCCAGTGACAGGCCCAACTAGGGAACTTAGTATTGCGCTCATTTTATCTCCTATAAAAACAATTTAGTTTTAGCACTTACCATTTTAGGCAAACAATAAGCAGTCACATTCTGTTGCCTGTAATATGTTCTGTCGTTTGGTGACCATTTGCCTTGCTCTACAGCGGTAGCAAATATATTGCACCGATATATATCTTTAAACAGCATTCTATTATCTGAGACTGTTTCGCCTTCTACAACAACTACTAATAGAAATGCCATCAGCATTTATATCGACCACACTTCCTAAGATTACGTTGCCGTTCTTTGGCTTGTTCAAGCCTTTGCTTGGCAGAATCTAATCTTCTCTCTTGCACGGCTTCATATATATACCAGCCTGACCACGCTATAAAACATAAAGAACAAACAATAAATGCCGCAGTCGCTCTCTCTTGAAACTTACGTTGTCGTTCTTTGCGTTTCTTATGAATGTCTTTTAGATACTGGAGATGGTCTTTTTCTGACTGCTTTCTTATGCGCTCTGCTTCACGCCAAACATCTGACATACCTGCCATCATCAGGTGGTCTTTGATCTTAGTTTCTATCGCTTTGATTTCTCTACGTTTAATAGAGAGATCCATCGCTTCTTTCGGGGTCAGAGGACGCTTGAGTTTTTTCTTTTTCTCCCAATCATCAAGCTTCTGAGCAGTAGATCCAAACTTACCTAGTAAAGAAGCGGCTTGTTGAGCATTGGCTTTACCTTCCTTGAAGGTAGATATAGTTTGATTAATCGCAGAAATGGCACTGGTGATTGCCGCCAGTTCAGCGAACATGAGGGTCTACCCCAAGAATTTACTGGCTATGAGAAGTCCAACCAGAAAAGGGTATAACGCATAGACACTCATCTCTATACGGTTCATGCGCTCTGTCCCACGGTCAAGGCGTTCCTCGATGTTCTTGTATCTCACCGCACACTCTCTTTCATGGGCTTCAAGCTCGTCCATTAGCTAACTTCTTCCCAAGATGATCCGTTCCACTTCTTGCCTATTAGCGTTTGATCGACAGTTTCTAGCTCTTTGTAGTTAGAGGGGGGACTGTTCAAAGGAGTTGAATATTCTGTAATAGCTTCACATATATTATCGCTATTAAGATGTGCGTATATTTTAGGCATACTCTATTACCTCCCAGAAAGCCTCAGTATTATTATAAACACGATAGGTGGTGTTATAATAAGTTCCTGTTCCACCTACTAACGTAATCGCTGTAGTGCTTGTTAATTTTCCACCTGCGGTGGTTGCACTCATTATATAATTGCCAGAAGAATTATTATCGTATTTGCCTCCACAAAAACCGTTTTCTGTGCTAATACTTACAAAAGATTTATCTAAATCTACAGCGTTTATCGTAACAGCAGTAGTGGCTCCAAGTCCTGACAGAACAGTTGAACCACGTTGTATTGATTTTATAACTTGCGTTCCTAAAACAGGCATAATCGTTTCCTATAGTGAGTGCCATCCAATGGTTGAATCTACATAGACTAATTGTACCGAAGCTCCTGCCGCTAGTGTGCCGTCTTCTCCCAAAGAATCTATGTTCTGGCTGTTTCTATCTACAGTAACCGTTGCTGACCCGGCATTGCTTATAACTACCGTATCTCCTTCTGATCCTGTAGGCAATGTATGAGTTAGTGTGCTGCTGCTATTGGAAACATACTGGCCTTTTGCAACCAAAGAAGTGTTAGATGTTATTACATCCCAAGCATTGTAATTTCCTGCACCTGTAGACCAACTGAGGTTTCCTGATCCATCGGTGCTTAAAAACTGTCCGTTTGAGCCAACCGCACCAGGAAACGTAATTGTGTAAGACGTTGTTGTTCCTGCCGCTTGTAAAGCAATGTATTCTCCACCAGTGCTGTCTTGTAGCCTAAGATCTCCTTGTGCCGTGATATCAACCTGAGTAAAACTCGCTGCTGCTCCTGGCGTGTTAATACTAACAAAACCGAGATTGCCGCTTCCGTCTGTTTTCATTACCTGACCAGTGCTTCCATCGGCATCAGGCAAAGTAAATGTATAGCTAGAGCTAACAGTAGTTGGTGCTTGAAGTGCTACATATTGTCCACCACTAGCATCTTCTAACCTTAAATCACCTTCTGCCTCGATATTTATTTGACTTGAAACTACTGCATCAGCATTAACAGTCCCATCAAAATACCCATCCTTAAACTCTAAACTAGATGTTCCAAGGTCAACATCGTTGTTACTGACAGGAGCTAAAGCACCATCTGCTAACGTAATTTGAGATGTGCCACCTACCGTAAACGCTATAGTATTTGCCGCAGAAAAGAATATGCCTGTATCTGTATCACCTGTGTTCGTTATAGAAGGCGCACCAGCAGTCCCGTCAGCCGCACTGACTATGCCGCTTATGGTGACATTTGCAGTTGTTATGGTTCCACTAGCTGTTACGTTGACCGCTGTTGTTGTTCCTGTAAGGTCTAAGTCTACAAGGGCATCTACTACTGCGGCTCCACCTCCAGCACCATCAAGATAAACAACCTTCATTGCGCCATTTGCAATAGTAACAGTGGCTCCACTTCCCTGCTTTATAATAATAGATTGGCTTCCGCTTGTAGCATTTTCTATAAATTGCACCCTTTTCATCGTGTCTGGGCCAATAGTAATTGTGCAAGTAGAATCTAGTGTTCCAGTGTATTTGATATACATAGCTCTTGCTTCATCTGTAGAGCCATCTGCAACGGTTGATGCGTGTGTATCTGCGTTAGTTGTAATTGCTTCAGTGCCATACCCCAACGCTTCGCCAATCAATTCAAGATTAGTATTGGTACTAGAACCCCATGTTCCTGACTCGTCACCAGTAGTGATCTCTTTGAGTCTTAAATTATTTACAAATGTTGCCATGTCTAGTTCCTATGATGGTTTAACAGGCCAATCGTTATCGCCCGATCCGTCCATATCAGGCACTTTTAGATTAGGCCAATTACTGTGTGTCGTAATGTCTCTTAACGCTTGCCTGTATGTCTTCCAATCGTTGCTCATAGTGACATCACTACAAGCCATCCAATCTGTTTCAACTAATCTTTTATTTCTTTCTTCTCTATTTCTTGACGCTG